GAACGTGCCAAACTAATCGTTGAGAAGTTACTTGAAAAAGCGGTAGGTAGAAACGACCTAGTGTTTTCACATTTAAGATATTGGACGTGTGAGAATACTTGGAGAAGACTAAGAAAAGCAATGAACCTTCAAGACGACAAAGAGTTTGTCATTCATTGTTTAAGACACACTTGTGCAACACGTATGGCTCAATCAGGTAAAGTAGAACTTCACTTTATTGGTCAAATGTTAGGTCATAAGTCGTGGAAAATGATTAGTAGGTATTCACATTTAATACCTAATAATTTACGAGACGCAGTAAATGTTCTTAACACTTTTAACAAAGCTAGTTAAGGAATGATGGTGATTAGAGGATAGTTGATTAATGAGTATAGATTTAACTAATAAAAGCATACTAATTATGTGTGCATAGATACAATAGGATTTGCAATCCTCGTGTCTTTGCACTCGGTGGATATGTAAATCTTTAATTAGTTAAGTAAACACACAACTATTCTCTATCACTTCAAATAATAAATAGCAAAGGATAGAACCTAAATTGTAGGTCATTCCGCAGTTGCATAATCAATCAACAGGAGAATACATGAGAATACTTGAAATAATGCCAGATTTTCTAAATCAAAAAGAGTTAGAAAAAATAGGTAATGAAAGAGGAAAACATAGGACTAATAAAAGACGTTTGTCTCACATAGAAAGAGAAGACGAAAGTGTTACGTCCTACGGAAAAGTATTAGTAGCTAATCTTATCAGACCATACGCAGAAGCAATAAATGAATGGGTAGCACAAGCGTCATCTAATGTTCATTCTAAAACACCCATAGCCCTCCAAAAAATCTCCCAAATAGAAGACCCAAAAATAACTGCTTTAATAGCCTTGAAGCATATTATGAATACTATAACGACTACTAAAAATTTAACTGCAACTGCAATTAAGTTAGGTGGTAGAATTGAAACTGAAATTAGTCTTAAAAATTTTAAGAACTTAAACCCAGAGTTATATGCAGTAGTTAAAAAAGATTTAGACAAAAGGTCTTTTAACTATGCCTACAAAAGAAGAAAATACAGAGAAGTTGCCAAGAAAGATGAAGTTGTAAGTTGGGAAGAATGGTCAACTACCGAAAGACTACACACAGGAATGCAATTAATTAGTTTAATGGTAGAAAGTGTAGGACTTATAGAAATTGGTACTGACCAACATAAGCACAAAACCTTTAAAGTTATAAGGCAAACTGCTTTTACTAGAAAATGGATACAAGACAGAAATAGCTTTAATGAGTTATTAAACCCAGAGTATTTACCTATGGTTCTTGCTCCAAAATCAGTCGTAGACGGGCAAGTACAAGGTCATGGGTACTGGACATCAGAAATGCCAGAATTAGACCTTGTTAAGCAACGTGGTAAGAAATTTACCAATGAGCTAGAAAACCATGACATGCCTGAAGTTACAAGTGCAGTTAATCTAATGCAAAGTACGGCTTATAGGATTAATACCTTTATACTTGGAGTTATGCAGAATGCTTGGGATAAGTCTCTTTCAATAGGAGGAATGCCACCCATTGAAAACCTAGACATACCACAAAAACCTTACGATATAGATACCAATAAAGAAGCTCTATTTGAGTATAAGAAAGCCTGTGTAATTGTACACACAGAGAATAACCGTATGTCATCTAAAAGAATGCTTTATGCTAAAATTATAAATTTGGCAGAGCAGTTTAAAGAATATGTAACTATGTATTTTCCAATACAGTTAGACTTTAGAGGACGTGCATATTGTGTTCCTGCTTTTCTTAACTATCAATCTATTAACGGTGCGAAAGCTCTGTTAAATTTTAGTCAAGGTAAAGCAATCACAAAAGAGAACAGAGGTGTATTTTGGCTATCTGTGCATGGAGCAAACATGTGGGGTAACGACAAAGTATCATTTGAAGATAGAGAAAAATGGACTTATGACAATGCAGATTGGATTAAGGCATGTGCTGAAGACCCTATTGGTAATAGGCAGTGGGAAGACGCAGACAATGCTTTTCAGTTTTTAGCATTTTGTGATGAATGGAATAGATACACAAAAGAAGGTGATGGATTTATTTCTCATATCCCAGTTAACGTAGATGGCAGTTGCAATGGTTTGCAAATTTACAGTTTGTTATTAAAAGACAAAGTTGCAGGGTCATTAGTAAACTGTGTGCCTAATGATGTACCACAAGACATCTATGGACTTGTGAAAAATGAAGTAGTTAAAAATGCAGAACAAAAATCTGCTGAAGGAGAAGAGTTAGCTACTAAGTGGTTAGACTACGGTGTTAAAAGGTCTACTTGTAAAAGACCTGTTATGACACTTACTTATGGAAGTACAAGATACGCATGTACTGACTTTGTAGTTGAAGACTTAACTAAAAGAAAAGACAAAGGAGAAATGCACCCATTTGATGATTTGTTTAAACCATCAACATATTTGTCAAAATTAATTTGGCAATCAATAGGTGAGAACTTAAAATCTGCAAAAGAAGGAATGAGATATTTGCAGGACATAGCAAAAGTTGTCGCAAAGGAAGGTGTGCCTATACACTGGGTAACTCCAGTAGGTTTTCCTGTTTATCAATATTACCCAGAAATGAAAAGTAGAAGGGTAGAGACACATTTGATGGGACAGGTAATCCAATCCACAATAAGAGAAGCTAAACCAGAGACTGACAAAATGAAACAACGTAATAGTTGTCCTGCTAACTACGTTCACTCGTTAGATAGTGCCTGTATGATTAGGACGGTTAACATTGCAAGAGAAAAAGGAATAGAAAACTTTTGTAATGTGCATGATAGTTTTGCAACCCATGCCTGTGATATAGATAAACTTAATGAAAGTATTAGAGAAGCCTTTGTAAGTATTTTCTCTAAAGATTTACTTTCTGATTTTAAGGCAAAAGTATCAGAGACGTTGTCAGATGAGGCTATAGCTGAACTACCTGAAAGACCTAAAGATGGTGAGCTAGATTTAGATTTACTACACAAATGTAAGTATTTCTTTGCCTAAACGTATGCACTATCGGAAAGTAAGCAGGGTAGGAATAGTAAACCTGCCCTATTAGACAATCAACAGTCTCTTTGGAGTAAATCAAAGAAACAACAACAAACAAGGATAATATGAACAAAAAAGTATATAACAAATTGGTAACGCCAATAGGCATTAGTCAATATTGTTGGCTCAATACCCCAGATACTAAATTTGATAAAGAGAATGGTGGTCACTTTAAGACTAACCTAATTGTCAAAGGGTCTGAGGCACAGTCAATCATTAAGTCTATTAAAGACGAAATGAAAGTATCTTTAGAAATGGCTAAACAGCAATCTAAAGGTAAAGAACCTAAAACAGCTAACTTACCCTTCGAAGAAGAATATTTAGAAGGTAAGCCAACTGGAAACATCATTTTTAAATTTAAAGCGAAAGCTAAAATTAATATGAAAAGTGGTGAGACTATAGATATTAAAATTCCAGTCTTCGATAGCAAAGGTACACCTATGAAAGACCAGATTTGGTCTGGCAGTGAAATGAAAGTTTCTGCTGATATGATACCTTATTACACCGCTATGGCAGGTGCAGGTGTCAGCTTGAGATTAAAAGCTGTGCAAGTAGCCAAGCTAGTCGAAGGTGGCAAAGGTGCAGGTTCACAAACTCATGGCTTTGAAGAAATCAAAGATGGCTATGTTGCACCACAAGCAGAAAACGCATTTGAAAATGAAGTATCACCGTCCTCGACAGACTTCTAATCAAATTGGTTTGAAACATGGTTTCAGGTCTGGTTTAGAAATAGCTATCTCACAAGAGTTAGACGCTAATAAGGTAACGTATACCTATGAGAAGGTTAAATTGACTTATGTCAAACCTACGAAAGCTCATACGTATACGCCAGACTTTTACCTACAAGAACAAAACATTTATATCGAAACTAAAGGTTTGTTTACTTCTGCTGATAGACAGAAAATGCGATTAGTAAAAGAACAACACCCTGAATTAGACATCAGGTTTGTTTTCAGTAATTCAAGAAGTCGTATCTCAAAAAAATCAGAAACAACTTATGCAATGTGGTCTGAAAAATACGGATTTAAGTTTGCAGATAAACACATACCGTTGGAGTGGTTAAATGAATAATAATAGAGAAAGAACAGATTTTATAGTTGTTCACTCAACTAAAACAAAACCAAGTGAAGATTTAAACGCAAAGGATATAACTTTAAAACATGCAAAAGAAGGTTATTTCTACAATGCGTTTCACTTTATAATTAAAAGAGATGGGACTGTAGAAACTGGACGTAAAGAAGAAATGTCTGGTGCAATACTACCTATCAATCAACCTTTAATTACTAACAAAAATTCTATCGCAATAGGTCTCGTAGGAGGTCTATTGGAAGATGGTACAGGTCTTGACGTTAACTTCACAATAGAGCAATACATATCTTTACGTGAACTTGTAAAAAGGCTCAAAAAGAAGTATAGCGTTGAGGTAGTGGGTTGCAGAAATGCAATTAACTCCAAAAAATCGTGTATGTCTTTTGATGTACAGGCGATTGTTGATTGAGACGCTTCTAGTTAGAAATAGCTAGAGGCGTTTCGTATTTATGGGGTAATGGAGGGAGACTGAAGTTACCTCAACTCTTTGGAGGCTTCGCCCAGAATCGAACTGGGATACAAAGATTTGCAATCTTCTGCGTAACCATTCCGCCACGAAGCCCTCACTTATTTAAACTCACACAAATTATTACATTATGAACGAAACTGAAAGCGAATTTTTATATCACGAGCCTTGTGACAACTGTTCTTCGTCTGACGCTAACGCCGTCTATTCAGACGGACATACACATTGTTTCTCATGTCAACACACCACAAAAGGAAAATCAACAATCATGAATGCCGAATTACAACCAATCAAAAAAGAAGAGGTTACTAACTTTGTTAAAGGTGAACACTTACCTCTTAATAAAAGAGGAATTAATTTAGATACAGTAAAAAAATATAACTACCAAGTAGGTTCATGGTTTGCACGTCCATGTCATATTGCTAATTATTATAATGATAGCAAAGAAATCGTAGCACAAAAATTTAGATACCCTAATAAAGATTTTCAATGGGTAGGTAATCCAAAAGAAGCAGGTTTGTTTGGACAAGAAACTTGTAGAGGAAAAGGAAAATATATTACTGTCTGTGAAGGAGAACTTGATTGTCTTTCATTTAGTCAGGTCAACGATAATAAATTTGATTTTGTCTCCATTAAAACTGGTGCGGCAGGTGCAAAAAAAGATATTCAAAATTCTCTAGAATTCTTGGAGGGTTACGAGAATGTAATCTTATGCTTCGACCAAGACGAAGCAGGGCAGAAAGCGGCAAACGAAGTTGCAAAACTTTTTACGCCTAACAAAGCCAAGATTGCTTCTCTACCACTTAAAGACGCTAACGAAATGTTGTTAGCAGGTAGAACAGAAGAACTTAAATCAGCTATGTGGAATGCAAAACCATATAGACCAGATGGTATTGTATTAGGTTCTGAAATTTTTGAAGAAATATTAAAAGAAGATAAACACGTTACAGCACAGTACCCTTTTAAAAGTCTTAACGATAAGACACATGGTTTAAGAAAGGGAGAGCTTACAACTATTACAGCAGGTAGTGGAGTAGGTAAAAGTTCTTTCTGTCGTCATGTAGCATTAGATTTATTAAGACAAGATTTTAAAGTTGGTTACATAGCTTTAGAAGAAAGTATTAAACGTAGTGCATTAGGTATTATGGGTGTTGCCCTTCAAAAACCTCTGCATTTAACAAGAGAAGGTATAAATGAAACACAACTTGAAGAAACTTTTAAATCAACTGTTGGTAATGGGAATTTTTATTTATTTAATCACTTTGGCTGTACAGCCGCAGATAACTTACTTACTAAAATAAGATATTTAGCAAAATCATGTGAAGTAGACTTTGTAGTATTAGACCATTTACACATGGCTTTATCTGCATTGGGTGATGAACATACTAATGATGAAAGAAAGTTAATTGATTATTTTGTAAGCACATTAAGAACACTTGTAGAAGAAACAGGCATAGGTGTCATACTTATTAGCCATTTAAGAAGGTCAGAAGGTGATAAAGGCTATGAAGACGGTAAAGAAGTTACCATGAATGCTCTTAGAGGCTCAGCTTCAATAGGTCAATTATCAGATTTAATTATTTCTATATCCAGAGACATCAAGTCAGATAAAAAAATAGCTAATCTAGCAATTCTTAAAAATAGATATTCTGGTGAAACAGGCAAAGCATGTTCTCTACTATATAATTTAGAAACAGGTTGTCTTTCTGAAACTACATCAGAGGTTTTAGATGACTATTAAAAAAGTATCTGCAAAGAAAAAAAGAGACGCTTTATTTTGGTCAGGGTTAGTTACTGAAGCATTAGCAAAAGCTAAATCAACAAACAAGAAACAAACAATAACAGTAGGAAGTTTAAAAACAGCATTCATGTTGCAAGATAGTCTAACAAACCTAGCTTTAGGTGGGCAAGACGAGGCTTGGTATGTGGAAGTTAAATTAGAAACATTACATTAATTATGAAAAAACATTTACGAATATTATCTCTTGGAGCAGGAGTACAAAGTTCAACACTAGCGTTAATGATTGAAAGAGGTGAAATACCAAATGTTGATGCCGCTATCTTTGCAAATGTAAAAGGAGAACCAAAAAAAGTAGAAGATTGGTTAGCTTATTTAAGAACGCAAATTACTAAATTTCCTATTTATGAAGTTACTTGGAGAGATTTAAGACAAGACATATTAGACGCTTCAAAAGGAGAGTACCATAGATTTACTGCTCCTTTTTTTACAAAAAATAGAACAACAGGTAAAAAAGGAATGCTTCGTAGAGTATGTACTGCTGATTATAAAGTAAAACCAGTTGTTCAAAAAATACGAGAATTGCTTGGTCTTCAAAAAAGAGAAAAAAGAAAAGAAGGTACAACAGTTGAATTATTAATGGGTATTTCAAAAGACGAAGCAACTAGAATGAAAATAAACCCTCTAAAATATATTACAAATATTTATCCTTTAATTGATAAAAGTTTGTCAAGAACTGATTGTTTAAATTGGATTACAAAACAAGGTTATCCTACACCACCACGTTCAGCTTGTACTTTTTGTCCTTTTCATTCAGCACATGAATGGCAAGAATTAAAAAAAGATAAAAAAGAATGGGACAAAGTAGTTGAGTTAGACAAAGCAATACGAAGCCCAGAAAGATTTAACAAGAAATCAGGTGCAGAAACTTTGACTGATGAAATCTATTTACACCGAAGTTGTAAACCTATTGATGAAATAGATTTTGACAAAACAAACAAACAACAAGACCTTTTTTACGGCATGGAAAATGAGTGCGAGGGTTATTGTGGAAATTAGAGGAAATTATGAAATTACCAACAATAAATAAAAAGATATTAAACGCACAATTCGTTTCTTTATATTGGAAAGATATAAATGGTTCGGCTGAATGGGTTTCTTTAAAGGACGCAGTTAATAGTAAAGTAACTATTTGTATTTCAAATGGTTGGTTACTTAAAGCTGACAAAGATGTCCATGTATTAGCTTCAGATGTAAATTTTAATGATGATGGTACATTGGGTGATGTAGGTAACGTAACTACTATGCCTACTGTCAATGTATTAAAAATTAAGAAGGTAAAACTTTGAGTTCTTTTATCTTTGATATAGAAACCAATGGCTTCCTTAATGTATGTGACAAAGTACATTGCATTGTCTTAAAGAATATCGACACAGGTGAAATACTTACACCTAGTAACGAAGACGCTATTAAACTTTTAGAAGACGCAGAGTTAATCATAGGTCATAACATTATTAAGTTTGATATTCCTGTATTAGAGAAATTATATTCCGCTACATTTAGGGGTAAAATTTTCGACACATTAGTGGGTACAAGATTAGTATATAGTGACATTAAAGATAATGATTTTTCAAGAAAAGATTTTCCAAAAGATTGCATAGGTAAGCACTCATTAAAAGCATGGGGTAATAGAATAGGTGAGTACAAAGAACAGATAGATACCGATTGGCAGACATTTACACCTGAAATGCTTGAGTATTGTATTCAAGATACAGAAGTTACTTACAAATTATACAAAGTCTTAGAAGAAAAAGGTTACTCCCAAGAAGCTATGGACTTAGAGCATGAAGTAGCTTTTTTAATATTTAAACAAGAACAACATGGTTTTACTTTTAACAGAGCTAAAGCAGAAGAGTTATCTATTAAGTTAAAAGCGAGACAAGCTGAGTTAGCTGAAGAATTACAAGGTGTGTTTGAACCTATCGTGAATGAAAGATGGTCTACTAAAACAGGTAAGAAATTAAAAGACCAAGTTACTATATTTAATCCATCAAGCAGACACCATGTAGCACAAAGATTAAAAGATAAGTATGGTTGGGACGCAAAAGAATTTACTACAGACGGTAAAGCTAAACTAGATGATACAATTCTTAGCAAACTTCCATACCCAGAAGCTAAAATATTGTGTGAACATTTTTTATTAAACAAAAGAATTGCACAGATAGCAAATGGTTCACAAGCATGGTTAAAACATGAACGTAATGGTAAAATTCATGGCACATGTAATACAAATTCTTGTGTTACTTCAAGAGCAAGTCATTCTTTTCCTAATTTAGGACAAGTACCAAGCACTTCTGCACCTTTTGGAACAGAATGTAGAGAATTATTTACAGTACCAGAAGGTAAACGATTAGTTGGTATAGATGTTTCAGGTTTAGAAATTAGAATGCTTTGTCATTTTATGTCTAAGTTTGACAACGGTGAATACACTAAAGTTGTACTTGAAGGTGACATACATACAGAGACACAGAAACTTGCAGGGTTAGACAGTAGAGACAATGCAAAAAGATTTTATTATTGTTTTCTTTACGGTGGTTCAGTTAAAAAGATAGCTGAAGTAATTAACAAACCTTTTAAAGAAGCAGGAAAGATTAAGAAAAGATTTTTAAATAACTTACCTGCATTAGCAAAACTTATTGAAGGCGTACAGTCTGCGGCTGAACGTGGTTTCATTAAAGGTTTAGATAAAAGAGAAATTAAAGTTCGTAATAGTTATTCAGCACTTAACACATTGTTGCAAAGTGCAGGAGCTATTCTTTGTAAGAAATGGTTAGTCGAATTTAATAAAGAAGTTAAGAAATTTAAGAACGCACAACAAGTTGTATGGGTACATGATGAAATACAAGTTGAGTGTGAAGAACAAGACGCTGAAGATATTGGAAAGATAGCAGTAGAATGTATTAAACGTGCAGGTGAACACTACCAATTAAGAGTGCCGCTAACAGGCGAATATAAAATATCAACCAATTGGAGTGGAACACACTAATGTATAATAAAAAATTTGACCTTGACCTAAAATATGGTCAGGAAAGAGAGAAGCGTTTAGCCTCTATCTTAGATAAAGATAAGACCAAGATAGAAGTTAAAACAGAAAGAGACTGGTGGTTTAAAACAGGTAACATTGCAATAGAGATAGAATGTAACGGTAAACCTTCAGGTGTCATGGCTACAACGTCTGATTACTGGTGTCATATACTGGCAGATGGTGACAAAGATTATTGTAGAATGATATTTGATACAGCAACAATCAAAAGGTTGGCTAAAAAATATATCAAAACATTAAAGAACGGTGGTGATGGTTGGAGAAGCAAGTTTGTTCTTGTGCCTTTAGCCGAAATATTTCTACCAAAAAATTTAAGCAAATCTATGCAACAAAGGATAGTAAAATGAGTGATAGATACAAAAAGAAAAGAGTATTAGTAATTGATGGCGATATACTTGCTTATCAAATAGCTACTAACAATGAGAGACCAATCAACTGGGGTGATGGACTATGGACATTACATGCTGATGAGAACAGTTGTATTCAACAGCTAGACGCAGTGATAGATGACTTAGGTTCTAACTTGTCAGCAGACGATTATGTTGTGGCACTTACAGATAAGAATAATTTTAGAAAAGATGTCTTACCTACATACAAATCAAACAGAAAAGAAAAACGTAAACCAATAGTTCTAGGAGCTATGCGTGAACACATTATGAAAAAACATAATGGTGTTGTCTGGGCTAACTTAGAAGCTGATGATGTCATGGGTATTATGGCAACTGAACCTGCACTAACTGAAGAAAGAATATTAGTTAGTATAGATAAAGACATGAAAACAATCCCATGTAATCTTTCACAAGACGGCAGTAACTTTGAACAAATACCTGAGAAGATAGCTAATTATAATTTTATGATACAGGCAATCATGGGTGACAAGACAGATGGCTATGATGGAATTGAAGGTGTTGGAATTAAAACAGCAGAGAAACTACTTCTTAAATATACCAACTGCACACTTAAAGATTTGTGGAAAGTGGTCAAAGGTATCTACAAAGAAAAAGGTTACACAGAAAAAGAAGCCTTACAACAAGCTAGGGTCGCACACATTTTAAGACATGGAGAATACAATAAGAAAACAGGGAAGGTAAAACTATGGACGATATAAGTAAACCAGTACACTATAATCAAGGCGGTATCGAACCCATAGATTACATTGTTAAAAACAAACTTTCATACTGTGAAGGTAATGTTGTTAAGTACATAACTCGTTGGAGACATAAGAACGGCATTCAAGATTTAAAGAAAGCCAAACAATACATAGATTTTATTATTGATAAAGAAGCCAAACCCACAGTAACAGAAAGCAAAGATGATTAATTACGAAAGAGACGAACTACTTACTGACTTTGGTAAGACAACTTTAAAAGATAGGTACTTACTACCTAACGAGAACTCACCGCAAGATGGATTTATGAGAGCCGCTAAAGCATTCTCTGATAATGATGAGATGGCACAGCGTATATATGATTACGCTTCTAAATTATGGTTCATGTATTCTACACCTATTTTATCTAATGGTGGAGCAAACAGAGGTATGCCTATTTCTTGTTTCTTAAATTATGTAGGAGATAGTAGAGAAGGATTAACAGGACACTACACAGAGAACGCTTGGTTAGCTTCTATTGGTGGTGGCATAGGTGGTTACTGGGGACATGTACGTTCAGATGGTACAAGCACTTCAGGTGGTTCACAATCATCAGGTTCAATTCCATTTTTACATGTAGTTGACAGTGAGATACTTGCATTCTCTCAAGGTAAAACAAGGCGTGGTAGTTATGCGGCTTACATGGACATGTCTCACCCAGAGATAATGGAATTTTTAGAAATGAGAAAACCTAGTGGAGGAGACATACATAGAAAATGTCTTAACCTTCACCATGCAATAAATATTTCAGATGATTTTATGCACTTGATTGAAAAGTGTGTAGCTGAACCCACGTATGATGACAGTTGGAACTTGATTGACCCACATACAAAAGAAGTAGTGCGTACAGTATCAGCTAGAGAGTTGTGGCAAAAACTATTAGAAAATAGAGTAGCTACTGGTGAGCCTTATGTTTCTTTCATAGATACTATCAATGAAGCATTGCCTGAAACACAAAAGAAATTAGGATTAAAAGTACATCACTCAAACTTATGTACTGAAATTACTTTACCTACTAACGAAGATAGAACAGCAGTGTGTTGTTTGTCTTCTGTTAATTTAGAAAAGTATGATGAATGGAAGAATGATAAATTATTCATACCTGATTTAGTTAGATTTTTAGACAACGCTTTAACTTACTTTATAGAGAATGCACCTGACAGTGTGTTCAGAGCAAAGTTTAGTGCGGCACAAGAAAGAAGTATTGGATTAGGAGCAATGGGTTTCCATGCTTATTTACAATCTAAGAACATAGCTTTTGAAAGTGCGTTAGCTAAATCTTTAAATATGAAAATGTTTAAAAGTATTAAAGAAGAAGCAGTAGAAGAAAGTAAAAGACTTGCAGTTAAAAGAGGAGAAGCTCCTGACATGGAAGGCACTGGTATGCGTAATGCACACTTATTAGCTGTTGCACCTAACGCTTCATCATCTATTATTTGTGGGACTACTTCACCTTCAATAGAACCTTATAGAGCCAATGCTTATGTGCAAAAAACTATGTCTGGTTCATTCTTAGTTAAGAATAAATATTTAGAAAAACTATTAGAAAAGAAAGGGATAAACAATGATGCTATATGGTCGTCCATTGTCTCGCAAAGAGGCAGTGTCTTACATCTTAAAGAGTTATCAGACTATGAAAAAGATATTTTTAAAACTGGTATTGAAATAAATCAACAATGGATAATAGAACATGCGGCTGACAGGCAGAAATATATTTGTCAAGGACAGTCAGTAAATCTTTTCGTCCCTGCTGATGTAAACATTAAAGAGTTGCATGACACTCACATGTTAGCATGGAAAAAGAAATTAAAAACTTTGTACTATTGCAGAAGCGAAGCAATCAAACGTGCAGAGTTAGTATCAAAAAAAGTAGAAAGGACAATCATACCAGAAGCAGATTGCTTGGCGTGTGAATAATGAAGATATGTATATTAAAAATAATTTATCATTACTCAACTTATTTAACCAGTTGGTCATGGCAAAAATTGTATGGAGATAGAACTAAAAGGGGACAGAAATGAATTACCCACCAATTAAATCTTTTGGTTTTAAAAAGAAAACAAGAAAAATAAAACAACAAAAACAAACAGTGCTATGGACGGTTTATCATACTGTCCTAGCAGTAGAGTTATTAATATTAATCATAATAGAAGGGATAGAGTTACTAAGATGAGTTTATTTAAAACAAGAGCATACTACAAACCCTTTGAATACGATTGGGCATTTGCAAGTTACGACATGCAACAAAAAATGCACTGGCTACCTAGTGAAGTACCATTGCATGAAGATGTAAGAGACTGGAATGAAAGATTATCAGCAGAAGAAAAAAACTTAATAGGACAAATATTAAAATTCTTTACTCAAGGTGATGTTGATATTGCACAAGCATATTTAGATAAATACATTCCTAAATTTAAACCACCTGAAATTAGAATGATGTTATCAGCGATAGCTACTTCAGAAGCTAACCATGCACACAGTTATTCTTTATTGAATGATACTATTGGATTACCTGATAAGGAATACAAAGCATTTCAAGAGTACAAAGAAATGTCTGATAAACATACTTATCTATTTCAAAGTAAAGGAACAGGCATAGAAGGATTAGCTAGAGAGATAGCTTGTTTCTCTGCATTTGGTGAAGGCTTACAGTTGTTTGCTTCCTTTGTTATGCTACTTAACTTCCAACGATATGGGCGTATGAAAGGAATGTGTCAGATAGTTACTTGGTCTATCAGAGATGAGACACACCACGTTGAAAGTATGATTAAAATATTCCATGCTTTAATTAAAGAGAACCCAAATATTTGGACTGAAAAATTTAAAGCAAGTATCTATCAAACAGCTAGAGACATGGTTGATTTAGAAGATAAGTTTATTGATTTAGCTTTTGCACAAGGTGGTATTAGAGGACTTAAAGCTGATGAAGTTAAACAGTATATTAGATACATAGCTGATAGAAGATTGCTTCAGCTATCTTTAAAGCCTAACTTTGGTGTCAAAGAAAACCCTCTATCGTGGTTAGATTGGGTATTAAATGGCGTAGAACATGCAAACTTCTTTGAGAATAGAGCCACCGAATATAATAAAGGGACTGTGACTGGCAGTCTGTGGGACTAAACCTGCTCTTTTAGATGAAAAACTTAACAGATGATGTGGTTTTACCATTGAAGGTAGACGATTTAATTAAATTATTAAACAAGGTCTACCCTGAAAAGTCTCCTAACTTGCAAGATGATACTAAGACTATCTACTTTAAAGCAGGTCAAAGAGACGTAGTAAACTTTATTAACACTCTCAAAGAAAGGTCAGAACAATAATGTGTGGTTCACCAAAAATACCTCAAGCTCCAATACAGCCTATAGCTCCAATGCCAGTTAGAGGAGAACAAGCACAGGATTTATCTCCTGAATTAGTTAAAGCTAATGATGCAGATTTAGACATTAAAAAGAAGAAAGTTAAAAAATCAGGTACAACTGCTTTAAATACTTCTTCAGGTCTTAACATTGCTACTAGCTCAAGTATCTAATTAAATGGAATACGAAGGTAGTCTACAGAAGCAACATACAGCTAAAGAACGATACCTTAAACTTCAGTCAGAGAGAGAACATTATTTAGACAGAGCAGAAGAGTGTAGTGAACTAACTATTCCTTCTTTAATAAAACCAGATGGCTTTACTTCTTCAAGTGAGCTATACACTCCATTCCAATCAGTTGGTGCAAGAGGTGTCAACAACCTAGCAAGTAAACTTCTTTTACTTTTGCTTCCACCAAACTCCCCATTTTTTAGACTACAAATAGCAGGTGAAGCTAAAAAAGAATTAGAAGAAAATAAAGACATGAAGACTGACATTGAGAAATCTTTGTCTGTTATTGAAAAAGAAGTATCAAGTAAAATAGAACAACTTGCATTAAGAGTTTCAGTTTATGAAGCATTAAAACATCTTATTGTTGGTGGTAATGTATTAACTTACCTACCTAAAAAAGGAAGCATGAGAGTATTTCCTTTATCACAGTACGTAGTTAGAAGAGATGCTTCAGGAAATATTTTAGAAATAATTATCAAAGAGAAAGCAAGTATTTTATCTTTAGGTAAAGAAGTATCAGCACAAGTAATTGCTGACCCTGATTATAAATCTGATGAAGAAATAGAATTATACACTCATGTTTATAAATTAAATGACAATGAGTTTTACGTTTGCCAAGAAGTAAACGGAATTAAAATACCTGAAAGTATTGGTACATTTAAAAATGAAAGAATGCCTTATCAAGCATTAAGAATGGTAAGAGTTGACAATGAAGATTATGGAAGAAGTTACGTAGAAGAATTTATTGGTGATTTAAAATCATTAGAAGGTTTATCTCAAGCACTTGTAGAAAGTGCGGCGGCTTCATCTAAAGTAGTATTTATGGTTAGACCTAATGCTGTTACTAGAAAAAAAGATTTAGCTATGACTAGAAATGGTGACATCATTACTGGAAGTGCAGAAGATGTAACCGTATTACAGGCACAGAAACAATATGATTTACAAGTAGTACAGCAATCTATTGCTAAATTAGAAGAAAGAATGTCTTATGCTTTCTTACTACACACAGCAATACAAAGAGATGCAGAAAGAGTAACTGCACAAGAGATTAGATACATGGCAGAACAATTAGAGACTGCTATGGGTGGTATATATTCATTATTATCACAAGAGTTTCAGCTACCGTTAGTTTCTATACTAATGAAAAGAATGGAAACAGCAGGAGAAATTCCCAAGTTACCTAAAGGCACAGTTAAGCCTACTATTATTACTGGTATTGAGGCACTAGGTAGAGGAAACGATTTACAAAAATTAAGAGAATTTGTTGCAGAGATAGGAAACTTAGCACAAATAAATCCACAAGTTGTTCAGGCATTAAACCCAGATGATTTAATTAAACGTATAGCTATCGGTCTTGGTATTGATACTGACGGTTTATTAAAATCTCAAGAACAACTAGCGGAAGAACAAGCGGCACAAGAAGAACAAGCACAGCAACAACAAATGATGCAGATGGCTGAAAAAGCTATCCCTCAAGTTGCAGGTAATCTTACTAAGCCACAATAATAAAAGGAAACAATGGTAGAAACAGTAGAGATAAAACAACCAGAAACTACAAGTGAAAAACCTGTAGAAGAAAATGTTACACAAAGTAAACCTGAAGGCTTACCTGAAAAATTCAACTCAGTTGAAGATTTAGCAAAGTCCTATCAGGAATTAGAAAAGAAACTTGGTGACAATACGGAAGCACCTAAAACAGATGCTCCCAAAAATGATTTAGATATTGCTGAAAAAGCAGTTGAGAGTGCAGGGCTTAACATGGAAAACCTGTCTTCTGAATATGCTGAAAAAGGTGAGTTAGATGCTAAGTCATACGAGGCTTTAGAAAAAGCAGGTATACCTAAAGAATATGTAAACCAGTTTATCGAAGGTCAAAAAGCAGTTGCAGACCAACAAGCTAGTTCATTAAAAGAAATAGCAGGTGGCAATGAGGCTTATAATGAAATGTCTAACTGGGCGGCAGACAATATGACTGACGCAGAGAAGACAGCTTACAATACAGCAGTTAATTCTAAAGATGTAGAAACTGCAAAGTTAGCAATAGCAGGTTTAAAAGCTAAATTTGATGGAGCTAACGGTAGTGAGCCTAACCTTGTAGAAGGCAAAGCTACAGTGTCAGGTCAAGATGGTTATAAGTCTTGGGCTGAAGTTACAAGAGCTATGGGAGATGAGAGGTATGCAAATGACCCTGCTTACCAAGCAACAGTAAAAGAAAAACTAAGTAAATCGGAGTTATAATATGAGCCTTTATAGAAATATGAACGCTAGAAAAAAATCTGGTACATCAAGACCAAAAAGTAAAAGTACGGTATCCGCTAAAGCATATAAAAATATGAAAGCAGGATTTCCTAAAAAGAAAAAGACGACATAAAAAATAGTTGTGCAACACTTATGTGTGGCAACTGCCAACTTTAATTAGCCAAATAACTTGACCCTCTGCGGAGGACAATCTTGACTAAATAACTGAATTGAAGAGGCTTTTAATAAACAATAAATAACAAAAGGAAAACACTATGGCAAACGCAACTCCAGTATCAGTTGGAAGAGTAAATGCAAGTGGTTCTGAAGACGCATTGTTTTTAAAAGTATTCGCAGGTGAAGTAATTACTTCATTTGATAGAGCTTCAAAAACAGCAGGTGCAGATATGACTAGAAGTATATCTTCTGGAAAATCAGCAACTTTCCCAGTAATGGGTAGAGTAGCCGCTTCATACCATACAGCAGGAGCAGAAATCAACGGTTCTGACGTAAACCACAACGAAAAGGTTATTACAATTAATGACCTTCTAACATCTTCAGTATTCTTATCGAATATCGAAGAAGCTAAAAACCACTGGGACGTAAGGTCAGCTTACTCTTCTGAAATCGGAAGAGCTTTAGCATTTACTAAAGATAAGCACATCTTACAAACTATTGGTCAAGCATCATTAGCATCAGCTAACGTATCTGACAGTGGATATGGTGCAGGAGCAACTATCACTAATACTGGTATCGCTTCAGCAACAGACGCAACTGCGGCTAACGCTATGATTGATGCACTATTTGGTGCGGCTAAACAATTAGATGCAAACTACGTACCATCTGAAGGCAGAAAATGCTTTATCAGATTGGAAGAATACTACAAATTAGCAAACGCTACAAATGCAGTCAATGTTGACTTCAGTGGTGGAGCTAACGGTGGTGTTGCTTCAGGTAGAGTAGTTAAAATTGCAGGGATTGAATTAGTACCTGTAGCTCACTTTGTAGCGTCTAACGTCACTTCAGGCGTTGATGCAGGTGCGGCTATTGGAACAACTCCTCAAGCAGTTAACTTGACTAACTATGTTGCACTTGTATCTCACCCTTCAGCAGTAGGAACTGTTAAGCTAATGGATTTAGCTGTTGAAAAAGAGTACGACATCAGAAGACAAGGTACTTTGATGGTAGCTAAATACGCAATGGGACACGGTGTGTTAAGACCAGAAGCGGCAGTAGGTATCAAAGAAGCATAATACTTCTTAATTTATACAGGGCGGAGATTAACACAGACAATCCGCCCTGTGTACTCACACAAAATTTAACTTAAAGGATATATGGCAACACAAATTACACCTACTACAGAATTACAGTCGGTCAACATTATGTTGAGTACGATTGGAGAAGCACCTGTTAACTCAATTACAGGAACTACTACAGTAGATGTATCAACAGCTATAAATATTCTTAACGAAACTTCAATGTCCATTCAATCTCAAGGGTGGAATTTCAACACACATATAAATTATAAATCTTTATCAATCGACAGTGATGGTAAAGTACCCCTTCCTTCAAACTGCGTTAAAGCAGACGCAAACCCCTCTTACAGATATTTAAATTACACAATTAGAAACGGCTACTTATATGACATGGATAATCACACAGATGTCTTTACTTCAGCACCTGCAAGTGTTGATTTGGTTCTAGTACAACAACTGGAACACTGTCCTGAATACGCTAGACAATATATTACAATGAAAGCGGCAAGAAGATTTGCTTCAAGATTTATAGGTGATAAAGAAATTACTCAATTAATAGGTCAAGATGAGAATGAAGCTCTAATGGCATTTCATCAAGCAGATAGCCAAGAGGCTGACGTTAATATTCTTAAAGGTGACAGCAATACATTTTCTATAATTAATAGAACACCTCGTAGGACTTACTAATGGGAAGCGTAGTATCGCAATCAATTCCTAATTTCTTGAATGGTATGTCCCAACAGACACCCACTCAAAGAGGTATCAATCAGGGAGAAGACCAAATAAATTTACAAAATGGTTTAGTTGATGGTTTAGCTAAAAGACCACCTTTAGATTATATAGCAACATTGGATAGTTCTAATATTTATTCTAATAAAACAAAATTTTGGTCTATACAAAGAGACGCTACTAATCAGTACATTGTGGTTTTATTCAACGGTGGTATTAAAGTATTTGATTTAGCAGGTAATGAAAAAACAGTTACTATTGCAAGTGGTTCAAGTTATTTAACTTCAACTAATCCTAGAGAGAATTTTAAATTAGTTAATGTTGCAGATTACACTTTCATTGCTAATACAAATACAACAGTTACAGCAGACAGCACTACGTCTGCGGCTAAAGTAGAAGAGTTTTTAATTGTTTGTAAATTAACAAACTACGGTAGAGAATATAAAGTAGCATTGAAACACCCTTCAATGGCACAAGAGCTAGAAGTTATCTTTCAATTACCTACTGGTAATGATGCGGCTACAGATGCAAAATTTAGAGATACTAATAAAATTACAGACATACTTTTAAAAGGTACTTCAAGTACACATTGGGATAGTGCTGCAAATGGTATTGGTTTTAATGTTAGAAGAACTGACACAGGAGCTTCGGTATCTACATCACAAGGATTATCTAATTATTCTGGTTTTACTTCTCATTTTACATTTGAAGAGTTTGACAGTGTAATCTATGGAAAACCTACTGATGGTAATGCGGCTTATGATATAACTACTTCAGATGGTTCTGGTAATACAGCCATGTATGCAATCAGAGATGAGATACAAGATTTTAGTAAACTCCCTTTCTACGCAAAAACAGGTGTGATTATGAAAATAACTGGTGAAGAAGGTGATGAACTATCAGATTACTATGTAAAATTTTCAGGTAAATCAGGTGTATGGAATGAAACACTAGCACCTGCAACATCACTAGGAGTTACAAACTCTACAATGCCTCACGCATTAATTAATAATAATGATGGTACATTTACATTTCAAGAATTAGCATGGACTGACAGAGTGTGTGGTGATGCAGACAGTAACCCTAACCCTACATTTATTGGCAGAAAAATTAATAACTTAACTTATTACAAAAATAGATTAGGTATTTTATCAGGAGAAAACTTAGTATTAACAGAAAATGCTTCTTTCTTTAATTACTTTGCAACAACTTCTACACAAGTTTTAGACACTGACCCTATTGATATAGCGGCTAGTGGTACACAAGTTAACACACTTAAAAACTCTGTAGGATTTAATGAAAGTTTATTATTATTTTCTGATACAGCACAATATAAATTAGATAGTTCTGGGGAAAGTATTTCACCGACTTCAGCTATACTTAATGAAGTATCTTCATTTGAACATGATGATAAAGTTACTCCAGTATCAGCAGGTAAGTTTGCATATTTTGCACAAGCAAGAACTTCAGGTACAGCAATAAGAGAATACTTTGCTGATGATGATACCTTAACAAATGATGGTATGGATATTACTGTTTCAGTAGGAAACTTAATACCAAGTAACTGTTATCAAATTGTATCTAATACAACAGAAGATACATTAATATTTTTAACTTCAGCTACAGGTGATACTCAAACAGCACCTTTCAGTGGCACTGCGTCTTCTACAGATGCAGACACTATGTACATCTATAAGTATTTCTTTGATGGTGGCGAGAAAGTACAAAACGCTTGGTCTAAATGGACATTTACAGGTGCTAAAATTATAGGTGCTATGTCTTTAGAAAGTTTTATCTATGTAGTAATTTCTGAAGGGACTACTACAAAATTAGTTAAAATAGATTTAAGAAATTTAAAAGATGCCACTATAGGACATGGTGTTTACATTGACCTAAAAACGTCAGTGACAGGTACATACGCAAGTGGTACTGGCTTAACAACATTCACGTCACCTTATGGTGCTAAAACTGGTTTAATAGCTGTAGATAGAGATAACGGTAACAATTACACAGCTACAAACACAGCAGGTTCTACGTATACAATCGTTGGAGACCACACAGATTTATATATTGGTGTGCCTTATGAAAGTAAATACACACTATCACCTCAATATATCAGAGAGAATACTGGAAGAGGATTAGTAGCTGTTACTTCAGGTAGATACCAAATAAGAAATATATCTTTTAATTTTGAAAACAGTGGGTTCTTCCAAGTGGAAGTTACTCCTACAAACAGAGATAAATCTACAAGTATTATGAATGGTTATATTATTGGTACTGCAACAAGTATCATTGGACAACCTGCTATTGCTACAGGGACTTTAAGAGTGCCAGTTCAATCCCAAAATTCAGAATTTACTTTAGATATAAAATCTTCATCACACTTACCTATGTATATTTCAGGTGCAGAGGTTGAAGGTTATTATCACAACAGAGCAAGAAGAATTTAATGAAAGAAAATTACGTAAGAAAAGCAGAATTAAAAGATGCTTTAGAGTTAGCTCCTAAAATGAGAATAGGAGATAGAAAAGAAATTATGGCTTCAAATGGTTCAACACCCTTAGAAAGTTTAGTTATTCCTTTTACACAAAAAGGTGCAAAGATTTATTCTATTATAGGTACAAAGTCAGAAGGTGTGATTGGAATGTTTGGTTCAACACCCACTAATGAAAAAGACTACGGTGTAGTTTGGCTTCTATCTAGTGAACATTTATTTAAACATATTAAACAGTTTATTAAAGAGTGTCCTAAATGGGTAGCAGAGATGAGTGAAGGTTATGAGTACGTCTATAATTTTGTAGATGAAAGAAATTGGAAAAGTTTAAAATGGTTACAATTCTTAGGATTTGAACCTAAAGAAAAAATAGGAGACTTTGGTGTCGGTAAGATGCCATTTTTATTAATGATAAAAGAGGTAAATAATTAATGTGTGATATTCAATCGGCACTGGCAGTAGCAGGAGCAGTTCAGTCATATCAACAAAAAAAGGCTGACAACAAAGCTATTAGAAGAGACCAAGAAACTACAAGACGAAATGCCGATAGAGGATATTTACACGACCTTAACAAAATTGACCAAGAGAAAGTTAATGCTGACATGGAAAAAGCAAAAGCTGAACTTAAAACTAAAGCAACAAGAGATGGAGAGATTGCACAAAAAATAAATTTAGGTAACGCAAACAATACAAAAATAGTTCAATCTATTGGTGCGTTATATGATGAAGACTGGAATGAAATTACAAGTGGTTATGATAAAGATATGCAATTATTTTCTAATCAGAAAACAGAAGCATACGCTAACATGACAAAAACTTATAACAGTTTAAAACCACCTACAGAACCATCAAGAACAGGGCTAATGCTAGATATAGCTAGTTCATCTTATGATGGTTATCAACGAAGTCAAACTAACGCAGACCCAAAAAAGGATAATTAATGGCTGAATATAAACGACAAGGCACTAACAAATATTATGGTGCAGGTAGTGCAGGGTACGTATCATCAGGCAGTAGTGTAGATGGTTTAGCTAAATCTTTAACTAACGCAGGTTACAAAATTGGTAAAGCAGAGGAATTAAGAATTGATAGAAAAAAAGATGCGGCTATTGCAAAGATAGACGAGATGTATGCAACAGGTAAATCTTTTGAAACTATACAAGCAGAGATTATTAAAGGAGACCACCCAGAGTTAACTGGTAAATACATTGACGCTACTACAAATTATCATGCAGGAAAAGTTAAAGCACATGAAGTAATTACAGCTATTATACAAGGCAAAAAAGATAACCAGTATGATATTAGAGATGAAAGTACAAATCTTGACATGTTTTATAAGCAATATATGCCAGATACAAAAGCAATGGATAGTGCTACTTTATTAGGTTTCACTACACATTTTAATAAATTTAAATCTAAAGATGCCATTGCAGATGCAGACGCTAGAGGTGAATGGAACTCTGAAAAAAAAGTTATGGAAGGTACAGGTTTATTGTCTGACATTCCTATAGACACATTAAAAAAAGATTTACCAGATTTTTTAGAAAGTTTACAAATAGAGATGCCCTCAAGAGACGGCACAATGTCAACATTACTATATACAAATGCAGAAACTTTATCTGTTGTTAAAAGAAGTGCCATAGATATTATATCGAGTGCTAAAACAGAAGCAGATTTAGATAGAGCTGACATTTTATTAAACACTAATTTAGGTTATACAAAAAATGGAACAGCTATTGGCACTCTTTTATCGAGAAAATCAAAAGAAGTTTTAGCTATTAGAGAAGCATTAGAAAAAAAACGAAGAGCATTAGTTATTAACGATAGACAAGAAGCAACATATCAAGAAAAAGAGAATGTTAAAGGTTTGTATGCCTCTGTATTTGAAAAAGTACAAGTAGAAAGTTCTACTGCTGATATGAAAGGTGCAGACATGCCTATGAGAGATAAAAACTATTCTGAATTAATGGAAATTAGAGATGAATTTGAAAAATTAGGTGTACCTGCATTTTTACAAAATTTTGATAACATGTTAGATAATAATAGATTTATTGACACTGACCCTGCTGTTTATGACCAATTAGTATCTGATATTTTTGACGGTATTTATGAAAATCAAGAAGAGATAGCTGACGCTATAAATCAATTAAATTTAGACCCCAAACTTTTATCTTCAACTTTAGTGTTGTTTGACAAATGGGAAAAAGATTTTAACAAGAACAGAGGAAACATTCACGAAACTAATTCAATATATAAAAACGGTATTGGCTATATTGAAAAAGCTGTTAAAGGCAATTTTACAAATCAAATGGGAGTGCTTAAAGATAATGGCAATCAAGCCATCAGGAATGCACATAACTACATGAAAAGAGAAATATTTAATTTTGAAAATAATTGGGACACTTCTAAAAACGGTACAATTACAGACCCAGATAGAGACGCATTTTTACAAAAATTAGGGGATACTGTTATTAAATATTATAGCACTGATTTTGGTGTAAACCCTGTTATGAAATCTATGCCTGAATACGAATTAGAAATATTGGAACAAGAAAGAGAAAGACTAGTAAAACAAAAACTTTATGAAGAAACAGGTGTTACTAATTTACAAACGTCATTAAAAGATTTTCTTGAAACTAATGAATTAGAAATTGCCGCATTAAGAGATAAAGTTGCAAGTGGTTTTGATGACGGTATTTTCTTCAGTGATACAGACTTTTTTGATTTAGATAGCACAGACAAACAGCAATATATTGATAAAAACATTGTCCCTGAAATGAAAAAAATGTTTAAAGGTCTGCCAATAACACAAGAAGCTATCACAGCAATGGAGCAACAAGATTTTGATTCAATGAAACAAAACATTGCTGAAGCATTAGGTGGATTAATTTCTATTGAACAAATTGATATGGCTTTAAAAAGTCTAGTAACTAACGGAGGAAATTAATGGCTACATTTTCTACAGGAAATGACAATACAATAACATCAAGTACGTATGTTGGGGATTTAAAAAAACCTAACACTGGGCAACAAGCCCTAGAAGAAATACAATCAGAAAATTTTTACAACACTTTAAAAAGTTATTATTCATACAGAGAAGCAGACGATAAATTTAAAACTATGTCTCATGTAGATTTACTTGATTATTTTTATGAAGACAGGTCTTGGAGAAACAACAACACAGTTTCTATGGGTATGGACATGGCTAATGTCATGGGTGAAGATGATGAAACAAGAATACAAGAATTTGCGTACATTGCACAAACATATAAATCATTGCCTTCATTTTGGAATGACCCAAATAGAACTTTTGGTGCATGGTTAATTGATAATGGAGGAGCTATGATAGCTGACCCTGTAAATTTAATAGGTGTTGGTGTAGGTGGACAAGCCGCAAAACAAGCGTATTCTATTGCATTGAGAGCCGCTATTAAAAATAAAATGGCAGGAGAGTTATCAGAAGCTACTATAAAAGCCGCCGCTAATGAAGCACAAAAAGCCGCTATAGGTCAAGCTATGAAAAAAGGAGCATTAAACGAAGGTGCTGTTAATGCCGTTATAGCAGGTGGACAAGATATTATGTTACAAAATACTTCCATCAACGCAGGTATACAAGATGAATTTAGTTTAAAACAATCAGGCATTAGTACATTTGCAGGATTTGGATTTGGCACAGTGTTTGGTGCAGGATTTTCAGGTGGTGCGTTTAAACTAACTAACAGTAGTCTTGCACGAAAATCTATAAAAAATTTAACCGACATACATAATTATGGTAAGAGTACCACAACTGGTGCTAAACTATTTGATGATTTAACTATCACTAGCAAGTCAAGCAAAGCTGACATAAATGCTCCTAAAAATAAACAACCCCCAAAAACTACTAAAGAATATATTAAACAATTAATAAAAGATAGAATTGGTGCAGATGATAAACCACCTAAATTAATTATCAATGCTACTAAACAAAAAAAAGGTGGATATGAAAATTTTGTTAAAAATAGTATTGCAGAAATTACAGAAAAAACAAAAATAGATTTAGAAAACGGTAAAATAACTAAAGAACAAATGGTGGAAGACGCTGTTGCTTTAGGTGCAGATAGGAAAAAATTTGAAAAAATGGCTGATGATATGGCTAACTCTGAAGCATTTGTAAAAGCCCACGCCACTGTTGTGGCACAAGGAGACAAAATTAGAAGCAGGTTTGATATGATAGGTACACTAAGTAATGAGTTAAATAATGTTGATTTAACACCTGCTGAACAATTAGACATTATTAAAGAAATAAGAGCATTAAGAGATGGTTTAGAGACAGATGTTATAAGAAAACAGAAAGGTGCGGCTAACTCAGGACGAATGCAAGTTGCCCATCAAATAAATGCTGACGGAGACAGAGCCGCAAAATTATTAGTTGACCCTGAAGACCCTGCATTAAAAAAGAAAATTACAGGTACTTTTGAAGAAGAATTAGAATATTGGAAGGCGGTAGGTAAACTTGGAGATAGAGAACAAATTATTGCCGCACACCAAAAAGCTAGAGATATGGATAAATGGGATTTGTTATCTGAGTATGTTAATAACAATCTTTTATCTTCACCAGATACACACATATTAAATATTATATCTGGTTTAACTCAAGTATTTTGGAAACCTGCAACAATGGCATTGAGAGGTGCTAACATGCTTCCACACGATAAAGCAAGAGCAGGAGTTATAATGAGAGAAGCCTTACAAACTTTTGTATATCAATTTGCTTACACAGGTCATGCTTTAAAAAGAGCAGGAAAATCTTTTTATGAAGGAAGAGCAATTCTTGATAGTACACACATGAAGCATGATAGTAATATTAGGCAAGGACAACTTCAAAGATATATTAGTGAAATGGGTAAATTATTTACCGAACCTATGGGAGATGTTGGTAGAGTTGTTCAAAAAGCTGTAGTAGACCCTATAGCAATTACTACGACATTGCCTATGAGAGTTTTAGCGGCAGGTGATGAATTTCTTAAATCAATGATGTTTAAAGGTAGAATGGCGGCACTTGTTAATTCAAGAGTATTAGAAGAAAGCCCAGATTTTTCTATCCTTAAAGGAGATGGATTTAGAGCAAAATATAAAGCAAAAAAAGCAGAATTAGAAGCAGACTATATAGATAATAAAACAGGTAGAGCAATAGATATAGGAAACACTGTTCAAGATAGATTAAATTCACCTCTTCATTATGCTAGGGAAGGTTCTTACACTAACCCTGCTAATTCTATAAACCCAGAAACAGGTAAATCAGAAGCTAAAATTACTGGTTGGATATTACAACAAACTGGAAAAGCAAAATGGAGTAGAGCATTAGGTCTTCACTTTATTAATACACCGTCAAACTTATTAAGATGGAATTTTCAACATTTACCTTTTCTCGGTAGATACCAATTCCAAATGAAACACATGTTAGCGGAAGCTGATGCACCACCTTTAACTAAAGACACAACCACATTTAAAAAAATTACAAACCTGTTAAGTAAAAGTAAAACAACAAGACCTTTTAGAGATGGTGTAGATAAACTTTCTTTAGGAAAGAGTATACAAACTAGATACTTAAACCCAGAAGCGGCGGCTGAAGCTAATGCTAGAATACAAATGGGTTATCTTCTTTGGGGAAGTGCATTTGGTTTGGTAGCGGCAGGAAAATTAACAGGAGGCGGTAGCAGAGATTGGAGAGTTAACAGAGAAAGAGAAAGAAACACTGGTTGGCAACCTTACTCATGGAAAACCGCAGATGGTAGATATATTTCTTTAAACAGACTAGACCCATTGTTTACACCAATGTTTATGATGGCAGATTTGTTTGAAGCATATTCTAGTTATGTTGAAGAAACTGATGATTTACCACCAAGTGTAGATAAGAAATTTACAGAAGCCGCTATGGCAGGAGTAACATTATTAACTAGAAATTTAACTTCTAAATTTTATACAAAAAATATAATTGAATTATTTAACTTCATGTCTTCAGATGATTTTATGAATGAAAGAAGTCCTGCAAGAGCAGTTGGTTCAGTAGGTTCACAATTTGCATATAAATTAATTCCTATGTCTGGTGGTATAAAATATGTAAACAGAGTAACAGATGAATGGGAAAGAGATATTTATGATTTTATTGATAGACTTAAATTAGCAGACCCTAGAGGAATAGGTGACAGGGTTATGCCACATAGAAACATGTTTGGACAAACTATTAATAGAAAAACAGGTTGGTTGTTTGGTCTAGGAGGAGCAACTGGTCTATGGTCAACACCTTTTGCTATGACAAAATGGCAAAACAATGAAACTGCTAAATTTCTTGATACAGTTAAAAAATGGAATTATGCACCTCCTTCTAAAATAGACAGAGCAACTGGTATAAATTTAAGAAATATTAGAAACAATGACAACCAAACTGCTTACGATAGGTGGTTAGAGATTAAAACTGAAGTAAAATTTAATTCTAAAGGTGGAATTGTTAAGAACCCTAAAACATTCACTGGAAAAACTTATGATTTACAACAAACAGTGGAAAGACTTATTGCAAATAAAAGAAGTCAATTTTATAGTCTTCCTACTGGAACTGTTAATGCGGTAGATTATAAAGCACAGATGATTACTAAAATAGTTCGTGAAGTTGAAAAAGTAGCCTATTGGAAAATGGTTGATGAGTTTCCTGATATTAAAACAAGAATAGAACTTCAAGACAAATATAGTAAAGAAAGATTTAAAGAAGCTAAAACGTCTTATTTAGAAAACCTACTTAACTAAAATAGACTAAACCTGCTCTTTTAGTAAAACTAATCCAAATATTAAGGAAAATAACACATGGCAAACAGTTTTGTACGTTATACAGGCGATAACAGTACAACATCTTATTCAATACCCTTTAGCTATAGAGCTACAGGTGATTTAACAATCACTCTTGCAGGGTCAGCTACAACAGCTTATTCACTGAATGCCGCAGGAACTACCCTTACATTCAATACTGCACCTGCTTCAGGCGTAGCTATTGAGATTAGAAGAACAACATCACAAACAACTAGATTAACAGATTATGCTTCTGGTTCAGTTCTTACTGAAAATGATTTAGATACAGATAGTGAACAGGCATTCTTTATGTCACAAGAAGCTATTGATGATGCAGGAGACGTAATTAAAGTTTCTAATGTAAACTTTCAATGGGACGTACAAAATAAAAGACTTACAAATGTTGCAGACCCTGTAGACAATACAGATGCTGTTAACAAACAATTTATTTCAACAAACTTACCAAACATCACAACAGTATCAGGCATAAGTGCAGACGTTACAACGGTTGCAGGTATTAGTGCTAATGTAACAACAGTAGCAAATGATGCTACAGATATAGGTTTAGTCGCTACCAACATAGCTGATGTTACAACAGTTGCAACTAACATTGCAGACGTAGTTACAGTAGCAAATGATTTAAATGAAGCTATTTCAGAAATAGAAACTGCGGCTAACGATTTAAATGAAGCAACTTCAGAAATAGATACAGTATCAAACAATATAACTAATGTTAATACAGTTGGTACAAATATTGCCAATGTTAATACAGTAGCAGGTATAGATGCCAATGTTACTACAGTTGCAGGAATTAGTGCTGATGTAACTTCAGTAGTAGGTATTTCAACTGCTGTAACCAATGTAAATTCAAACAGCACAAACATTAATGCTGTTAATGCTAATTCAGCTAACATAAATACTGTTGCAGGTATTGATAGTGATGTAACTTCGGTTGCAGGTATCTCTAGTGCAGTATCAGCAGTAAATTCAAATTCAACAAACATCAATGCAGTTAATGCAAACAGTACAAATATAAATACTGTTGCAGGTAACAATACAAATATTAATACAGTTGCAACTAATAATACAAACATCACAAGTGTTGCAGGAGTTTCAGCAGATGTAACTACAGTCGCAGGTATATCAGCTAACGTAACTGCTGTTGCAGGAGATGCTACAGATATTGGAACTGTGGCTACAGATATTGCTAATATTAATTCAGTAGCAGGAGCAATCACTAATGTTAATAATGTTGGTGGAGCAATTACAAATATTAATACAGTTGCAACAAACCTAGCTTCAGTAAATAACTTTGGTGAAGTTTATAGAATTTCAGCAACAGCCCCAACCACTTCTTTAGATAATGGAGATATGTGGTTTGATACTACAGCAGGAAAATTAAAAATATGGAATGGCTCGTCATTTGATTTAGCAGGTTCAAGTATTAATGGTACTTCAGCTAGATACAAATACACAGCAACAGCAAGTCAGACAACATTTACTGGTGCAGATGCTAATGGTAATACTTTAGCTTATGATAGTGGATTTACTGATGTATATTTAAATGGAGTAAAATTAGTTAATGGTTCGGATTACACAGCAACAGATGGAAGTAATGTAGTCTTAACAACAGGTGCTAGTGTAAATGATATTTTAGAAATTGTTGGTTTTGGTACATTTTCAGTAGCAGATTTTGATGCCTCTGGTTTAACTGGAACTCTTAACATTGCAAGACTTGCAGATAATTCAGTTACTAATGCTAAATTAGCTAATCAATCTATTACTATAAATGGTTCAGCAGTTAATTTAGGTGGAAGTGTTACAGTTGGAGAAACTAAACCAACTATTAGTTCTATCTCTCCATCAACTATAACAAATGCAGAAGCAACAATTACAATTACAGGTCAAAACTTTCAGTCTATTCCACAAGTAGAATTTTTAAATCCATCTACAGGTATTTGGTATAACCCAACATCAGTAACTTTTAATAACTCTACTTCTTTAACTGTAGTCGTTACTTTAACAGTAGATGCACAATACAAAATTAGAATAGAAAATGGAGATGGTAATGCAGTATTAACTGGATTATTACTAACAGTTTCAGATGCACCTACATGGTCAACTGGTACTTCTCTTGGAACATTTGCAGGAGATTTCTCTGGAACACTTGCAACACTTTCAGCTACATCAGATAGTGCAATAACTTATTCAGAAACAACTTCAGTATTAAGTGGTGCAGGAATAACACTAAACACATCAACAGGAGTTTTAAGCACTACCGATTTCGGTGGAGCATCAACAACAGCAACAACATACACATTTACAATCTTAGCAACAGATGCAGAAAGTCAAACAGCAGACAGAACGTTTACAATCTCATCTAGCTTCGGTGCAACAGGTGGGGGACAATTTAACTAATGGCTAATACATATTTAACAAGAAGTTTAGCAAGTACAAATACATCTTGGACTTTTAGTGCTTGGGTAAAAAGAAGTGGTATAACTGCAACAAATTATTTAATATCTTGGGGTAACTCTGGAACAGATGCAACAGGAATAGGTTTTGCTTCTTCAGATGAACTTTTTTATTATTCAGAAGATGGTGGAGATAATAAACAAAGAAAAACATCTGCTAAATACAGAGATACAAATGCATTTTATCATATAGTCTGTAAATGTGATGCTAATGCAATTACTTTATATGTTAATGGAGAAGAACCTACTCAATCTTGGACAGTTGGTAGTTCAGCAAATCCATTAGACACAAGTACAATGGCAATAGGAAAATGGGTAACATCAGCTTATTATCATAATGGCTCAATGTCACACATTCATTTTATAGATGGCACAGCTTATGACGCAACAGCATTTGGACAATATGATGCTAATGGTGTTTGGACAATTAAAACTTCTCCATCAGTTACTTATGGAACTAATGGTTTCTTTATTTTAAAAGATGGTAATTCAGTTACAGACCAATCTGGTGAAGGTAATAACTTTACAGTTGCAGGTGGTACATTAACGAATACTGAAGATAATCCTTCAAATGTTTTTGCTACATTAAATCCTTTAGTTAATAACGCAGGAGCAATGATGGCTTTAACTAAAGGTAATTTAACTTGCGAAAGCACAACTACATCTCCTGCTTGGAAACTTGCTGTAAGTACACTTGGAATGTCATCTGGAAAATATTATTGGGAAGTAAAATTTGATAATGTTCATAATTCTTATAATACAGGTGTTTTAGGTTCAAATATTTTAGTGGCTAATACAACTAATCCTATGAACCAAACAGGATATACAGGTTTTTACAATATAGATGGTGGAGAAATAAAAAAAGATGGTAGTGATACAACTGCAGATTATGGAACTTATGCTACAAACGATATTATGGGAATAGCTTGTGATATGGATAATTACACAATTACATTTTATAAAAATGGAGTTGCTCATGTTTCAGATGTAACATTAAGCACAACAGGAAGAGATATGGTGTTTCCTTGTTCTGTTCATTATCAAACAAATGGTGGTGTTCAATCATCTTACAACTTCGGCAATGGCTACTTCGGAACAACAGCAGTATCTAGTGCAGGAACTAACGCAAGTGGTAATGGTATTTTTGAATATGACGTACCAACAGGCTACACAGCCTTATCAACAAAAGGATTAAATTTATAATGGCTTATACTACAATTAAAAAACCTTCTGATTATTTTAATACTAATTTATATACTGCAAATGGTAGTGGAAAAACTATAAGTGGTATGGATTTTCAACCAGATTTTGTTTGGACTAAAAATAGAGATAATGCTTCTTACATTCCTGCTCTTGTAGATGCTGTAAGAGGTGGAACAAAAAAATTATTTTCAAATAATACTGATGCAGAAGCAACAGATGCTAATGCTATAACTGCATTTAATTCAGATGGTTATACATTTGGTTCAAGTGGAAGTTTTAATTTTGGAACAGATGATTATGTAAATTGGTGTTGGAAAGCAAATGGTGCAGGTTCAGCTAATACAGATGGTTCTATAAGTTCTACAGTTTCAGCTAATACTACAAGTGGATTTAGTGTTGGAACATTTTCTGGAAATGCTACAACAGGTGCAACAGTTGGTCATGGTTTAGGTGTTGCTCCATCTATGTTTATAGTTAAAAAAACTAGTGGTGCAGGAGATTGGTATTGTTATCATTCTGGAATAGGTGCAACTAAATTTATTAAATTAAATGATACAGCTGCTTCAGCTACAAATGCTTTATGGAATAATACTGCACCAACATCATCTGTATTTAGTATGGACAGTAATAGTGCAGTAAATGGAAGTGGAGAGAGTTATGTGTTTTATGCTTTCGCAAATATACAAGGCTTCTCAAAATTTGGAAGCTACGTTGGCAATGGAAGTACAGATGGAACATTTGTTTATACAGGATTTAAACCTGCTTTTGTTATGCACAAAAGAATAGATAGTACATCAGAATGGTTTATGTTTGATAATAAAAGACTTGGTTACAATTCTGAAAATTATAGACTTATGGCAAATCTTTCAAATGCAGAAGCAGACGCAGGTGAGTATGATTTGTTATCAAATGGTTTTAAAATAGGAATTACAAGTGGAAATGTAAATGGAAGTGGTGCATCATACATCTACATGGCATTTGCCGAACAACCTCTAGTCGGAGATAACCCTTGTACTGCAAGATAACATTATGAAAACAATTGAAATAGGAGAATACTTAATATGACAAAAGCTAGAGATATAGCTGACTTTAAATTTGAAGATATAGTTGATACTGGTACTGAAGGTACTAAAGTCGCTAGTGGTACGACAGCAGAAAGAGGTAGTACAGCAGGTCAATTAAGGTTTAACTCTGAAACTGGATTAGCTGAATATTATACTGGTACTGCTTTTAAAAGTATTGATAGTCCACCAACAGTTTCTGGTGTCGGTGCTAGTAATATTACAGAAACACAAATTAGTAGTAATTATGATTTATCTATAACTGGTTCTAGTTTTAATTCTGGTGCTACTGTTAAATTTATTGGTGCAAACAATACAGAATATGCTAGTCCAACAGTTACAGTAAATTCAGATACCTCAATAACAGCTAGAGTTCCAACTTCAGTTACAAATGCTAATGAACCTTTTAGTGTTAAAGTTACAAATACTTCTGGTTTATCAAATACTTTAGGAAGTGCATTTAATGTAGATGCTAAACCTGTTTGGCAAACAGCAAGTGGAAATATAAATAGTAATATTTTTGATGATGAAAGTTCAAGCACAGTTCACGCAACAGTTTCAGCTACAGATGATGAAGGAGATACTGTAAGTTATTCAGAAGTTACATCAACTTTATCTGGTGCAGGATTTTCTTTAAATTCTTCTAATGGTCAAATTACTGGTGACCCAAATAATGTTTCTAGCGACACAACAGTTAGTTTTGATTTAAGAGCAACAAGTGGCACACAAACTACAGATAGAAGTTTTAGCATGACTGTTAAACCAGGATTAATTACAACAGGTTTAACTCACTATTACAATTTTGCTAGTGGATTATCTTATTCTGGTTCTGGTTCAACAGTCACAAATTTAATAAGTGGTGGTGATAATGCTTCATTATATAACTCACCTACTTATGACAGTAGCACAGGTACAATGGGATTTAATCTATCAGGTTATTCTCAAAGACAATCAATGAGAATACCTACTGTTGATACTAATGTTTATTGTATTCAAATGCTTGTTGAATTTACTGCACAAAATGATGGTGGTGCTAGAAGTTATATAATGGATGGTAGAGATAATTCTGGTGGTGATGTGTATTGGCTATTTGATTATGATGCAAGTGGTTCTAATCAATTTACAATAAACTCTGGTGGTGGAGAACAAAGAACAGCAATTAGTGGTGGTGTTTTAAATTTAGGATATAAAGTTTTTACATTTAATAGACCAAACAATACTCTTGATGGATTTATTGATACGACACATATTTTAAATCCAGGTGGTTTAGGTACACAATCCTTACAAAGTCATATTGATTTTATGGATATTGAACGAGGCAATGGTGATAATGATTATCAAGCTAGAGGAAGAATAAAAGCAATTTTATTTTATGAAACTACATCATTAACAACAGCACAGATAACTCAAAATGTTAATTATTTAAAAGCTAAATTCTAATGCCTAGAAAAAAAATTACACCAAAAGAATTTAGCGAAGTCGCTACTGGTGTAAGACTTTCATCACATGAGAAACTTTGTGCTGAACGAATGAATAACATCTTAAAAACTTTAGAAGAAATGAAAAAAGAAGTTAAATCGTTAAGACAAGATGTTTCTATGGGTAAGGGTGGACTTAAAGTTATCTTAGCTATTGGGACACTTGTAGTTGGAATTATAGGATTTTTTCAGTTTAAATAATGCTTTTTAAATACGTGTTGATACTGCATTTGTGTTCATTTGCAGGGCAACCTCAATGTTACAATCCTAAAGTAATACCTTTAGAGTTTGACACATATTACGATTGTATTCAACAAGGATACCTTAAAGCATCACAAGCAGTAGAAAATATAGGAACAGATTTAGTTAACAAACAAAAACTTGCAGTCAAATTTGAATGCAAAGAATTAACACAGGAAAAAACATAATGATGATATTTGGACAAAACCCTCAAACATATATTAACAAAGCTAAAATATGGTACATGAATACAGATAAAAAAATTGTAGCTTTAATAATATGGTCAGCTTTATTATTTTTAATAGGATATGCTCTTTAGTTTATTAGGTAAAACTTTAATTAGTCATACAACAAAAGCACTTTCAACACATTTAGAAAAAAGAGGCAACAAACAAGTTGCTGAAATTGAAGCTAGTAAAGAAGTACAAAAAACTCAAATAGAAAATTCAGGAATAAAAGACGAATTAATTTTGATTTGGTTTTTAGGAATACTTACACTCCCTTTAATAGGAGAAACAGAAAGATTTATGAAGTGGGCTGAAGTTTTATCAGCTATGCCTTCTGAATTATTTTATATTTTTGGTGCTATCGTAGCGGCATCATTTGGAATTAAAGTCTCAAGCATATTCAAAAAATGATAGATAGATTTTTCTACGCATTCTTTGGAGGTATCGACAACATCTTTATAAAATTAAACAAAACTGTAGACGACCTATGGACGTTTAAGTTTCCTAATTCAAAATCTAAAAAATATGAGAGACATAAAAAAATTAACAGAGTTCATAAAAAATAAAGAACATAAAGATAAAGAAATGAACTTGTTTAAAAATCTTAAAAAAGAAGTTTCAATTAACGCGAATGGAACTCGAGAATACGTAATAAAAAAAGGTATTAACAAAGGAAAAATAGCTAAATGAAAAAAGAACATAATACAATGCTTATTGGTGTATTAGGTGCAATTCTTTTAGGAATTTCTAGTTGGGTACTAATGACTATCGTAGAACTTGAGGTTCATATAGGAATGTTAAGCGAAGAGATTATGTCAATGGATAAACAGATTGGCAGAATTTATAATCACATGGATAGGCTATCTAAATAATGAAAACAGCAAAATCGTATGTACCTAGAGAAAAACCTAAAAAAAGAAAAGGAATACATGTCAAGTCAAGAAACAAAGGAAGTACCTTTAAAAAATACAACGGACAAGGAAGACCAAAGTAATTTAGAAACAATAATAAAAGAGTTACCTCAATTATTAGTAACTCATTCTTATAACAAGTTAAAATCTGGTGACGAACTAACAGCTTCAGAGATGAAAGTTTGTCTTGAGATATGTAAACAATATTCAAAAGACCCTATTGCTAAAAAAGAAGTAAACCTTTTAGATAGTGTACCTTTTGATACCCCAGAGGATTAATGGATAAACGAATTAATAACTTTAAGAACTTTTTGTTCTTATGTTGGAAACATTTAAACTTACCAGAGCCAACACCCATTCAATATGACATTGCAGACTTTCTTCAATCAAAAGAAAAAAGAATTGTAATAGAAGCATTCAGAGGTGTAGGTAAATCTTGGATTACTTCGGCATACGTATGCCACCAGTTACTACTAAACCCTCAAAGAAACATATTAGTAGTATCTGCAAGTAAAACTAGAGCAGATGATTTCAGTACGTTTACACAAAGGTTAATCTCAGAGATGCCTATGTTACAACACCTAATACCTAGAGATAACCAAAGACATTCAAAGATTAGCTTTGATGTTGCACCTGCTACAGCCAGTCATGCACCCTCAGTTAAGTCTATGGGTATTTCTGGTCAGATGACAGGTTCAAGAGCTGATATTATCATTGCAGATGACGTTGAGAGTGCGAATAACTCCCAAACACAGCTTATGAGAGACAGGTTGTCAGAAACAGTTAAAGAATTTGATGCAATTATTAAACCTGAAATTGGTAGAACTATATTTCTAGGAACACCTCAGAATGAGATGTCATTGTACAACTCACTAGGTGAAAGAGGATTTAAGACAAAAATCTGGACAGCATTAGTACCTAATAAAACTCAGACAATCTCTTATGGAGATAAGTTAGCAAGTATTATTAAAGGTGTTGAAGGTGAGCCTACAGACCCTAAAAGATTTGATGCTACAGACTTAATGGAACGATTAGCTTCGTATGGTCGTTCAGGGTTTAACTTACAATTTATGTTGGACACTTCATTGTCTGATGCAAATAGATACCCTCTAAAATTAAACGACTTAATAATAGCTTCAGGTTGTTCAACTTGGAAAGAAGCACCTGCAAAGATACAATGGGCTTCTTCACCAGAACAAATGAAAGCTATAGACCCAGACATTCCCAATGTGGGACTTAAAGGAGATTACTTTGTAGCTCCTATGTATATGTCTGAAGAGTTTACTCCGTTTGAAGGTACATGTATGTCTATTGACCCATCAGGTAGAGGAGAAGATAAAACTGCTTATGCAGTCTTAAAAATGCTTCATGGAGTTCTATATTTGACTGCACAAGGTAGTCTTGAAGGTGGATACTCAGATACAACTATGGCTAGGTTATCAAATATTGCTAAGAAGCATGATGTTAACTATGTAGTCATTGAGAGTAACTTTGGTGATGGTATGGCAACTCAGTTGTTAAAACCTATCATGGCTAAGATACACCCATGTGAGATTGAAGAAGTTAGACATAATACACAGAAAGAAAAGCGGATAATAGATACACTAGAGCCTTTAATGAATAGTCATAGGTTAGTAGTAGATGATTTACTAATACACGAAGATTTTAAGAATGAACCAGACCATCAGTTGTTTAGACAAATGACAAGGCTTACAAGAGACAAAGGTTCACTTAGACATGATGATGCCATAGACGCATTAGCCATGTGTGCTAAATATTGGACAGATAGGTTAGATAGAGACCAAACCTTATCTTACAATCAGCACAAAGAAGATTTGATTAATCAAGATTTAGAGAAATTCATGGAAGGAACAATAGGAAGACACCCAACCAAAGAAAGGTTTATATAATGGACTTAGAACAGACTAAAAAAGAGATTAAAAAAGAAGAAGGTTTCCGTATGGAAGTCTATAAAGATACTCTAGGTTTTAAAACAGGTGGCTATGGTCATAAAATGTTAGAGGGTGAGATACCTCCTACAGACATAGCAGGGTGGAATAAACTCTTTGAAAGAGACTTTGCTCGTGCTGTAACAGGTGCGGAAGATGTCCTTATGTTATGTCCCAATATCCACGACACTGCTAGACATATAGTGGTTGAGATGTGTTATCAGATGGGTGCTTATGGGGTCTCTAAGTTTAAGGGTATGCTTAAAGCTCTACAAGATGAGGACTATAAGACTGCCAGTGTGGAGATGCTAGATAGTCTATGGGCTAAACAGACACCCAATCGTGCTAACCGCATGTCTGAACGCATGGCAAATATTTAAAGAGAAAATCTGTGTGGGTATATCGTATATACACTGACCGAGTTTCCCCCATGCACCACGCCCAGAAACCTTAAAAATAGTCAATAAGTTAAGCATTTAGCGGATTTTTTTCATATATAAGGACAGCATATCCTTTGCGTGGGTCTGTGTGGGCGTGTTCTTTTTTTATTCATGTATGTGTGTGAGATA